GGCCCCTTACGGGGCCCCCGACGCAGTGCTGCAACTCTCGACCTAAGGCAGATTAACAACCTGCTATTGGTCGTGATAAGGGGGAGTACCCCCTTAGGACCTATCCACACTCGACGGAGACTGGGGGTGGTGAGTGGCTATTGACATGGATGACTTCCTGTCAAATCGTACACCCACTACTAGGACTAGGAAGATTCCAGATCTTTTCGATCTGCAATCTAATTCTAGTCTTACTACTTGGGACACGGGCAAGTTCGATCCTAACCATACTGCGATACCTGGTTCAAAGGTAACGCGGAAAGGCGGATTCGTGCGCGCACCGTCCCCAAATAGACCCAGTGGCTTACAGACAACTGTAAGCTATACTCATGACGAATGGAATGCTCACCGCTTTTCACGCGGTGGACTTCCAGGTGACGTTGGAGGGAAGTTCTTCTCTCAGAGATCCTACGTGATGGCGGTTAATCCGTCAGCACAAAAGCTCTCTGGATGGACACTTCCTGAATTCGGCAATCCCTATGTGTCGTTCGGGGAATACACCGGACCCATATATGCGATTGACCCTAACAGTGCTTTAGTCCCGGTTACTAGGTTGGATGATCTAACCCAGTACGGTTCTACTGCAATTGCTAGGTGTAAACCGACCAACCAAATCGCCGACCTGGCCACGTTCCTTGCTGAGCTTCGATCCGATGGTCTCCCCAAATTATTTGGGGCGACCTTGTGGAAAGAGCGGGTAAACCTCGCCAACTCTGTTGGTGAAGAATACCTTAACAAGGAATTCGGCTGGGACCCACTCCTTGGAGATGTGAATAGTATTCTTTATTCACTCTCTCATGCTCATTCTGTTTTACAACAGTATGAACATGGTTCCGGAGGAGTTACCAGGCGTCGTTATGAGTTCCCGATCGAGAGGACTCAAACAGAAACATTCTATGCCTTGGATCCTGTGGCTATCCAGCCATATGATCCGATGTTTATAGATGCTTCTGTCCCCAGGGCGTCGGTCTACAAGATCACCAGGACGTGGAAACGTCGCTGGTTCTCCGGGGCTTTTACTTACCATTTGCCGTCCGGCTATCAAAGTCGGAATGCATTGGTTAAGTATGGCACGCAGGCTCGGTCTCTTTTAGGGACCGACCTGACACCGGAGGTCTTGTGGAACGCGGCACCTTGGACGTGGGCCGTTGACTGGTTTTCCAATGCGGGAGATGTCATTTCGAATCTCACGGATTGGGCCGAAGACGGTTTGGTGTTGAAGTACGGATACATAATGGAGCATAGCTTCATTACGGACACGTATCTTCTCGATGGACCCCCGCGGTATAAAACCAAGGGAGTTCATGTGTCACCTGTTATCGCTTGTTTGGAAACCAAGCGACGAGAGGCGGCAACACCATTTGGGTTCGGGCTGTCATGGAGTGGTTTTAGTCCACGACAGTCAGCCATTGCCGCTGCGTTGGGTTTGACCCGAGCGCTGCGGTAAGTTGTAGCCCTGTCTCGAGCCATTGGGGCTCGTGACGCGAGTCCTAGGAGTGATGCCTATGGCATTTACTGATCCTCTGTCCATCACTATTTCTGGAACGACGACTCCCCTCCCTCGCATTTCTGTGATGGAGGACGAGTCGATCTACCAGAGTAATGATGGCCTCATTCAAGTGCAGGCTTCCCACGACAGTGGGAAGCGTTATCGGCACTTGTTGAGGGTCAATCATTCGAAGCTTGCTCCGGATCCGTTCCGGCCGACGGAAAACGTCAAAGTATCGATGAGTCATTACATCGTGTTTGACGTTCCCGTGGCTGGTTATTCGGCTACGGAGCAGATCGCTGTGTACACTGGCTTCAAAACCATGTACTCAGCAGCTACGGATGCACTCATCACCAAACTCCTCGGTGGTGAGTCGTAGAGGACCTGAGGTTCTAGATCTCTCAGGTCTCAAACCCTCCGAAAGGAAGGCTGAGCCTGTGGATTTAGATCCTCTTGGCATCAAAGCGGAGCATGGAGAAGAGGGTCTGACGATTTTCCTTAAGGTCAACTATAAGGTTGTCCTTTTGGTTGTCGTTTTGACCGATATTTTCCATACGTCTCTTAATGAGGTTGTTGCTCACTTCTTTGGTCTGTGAAGACCAATCGTGAACTCAATTCTCATTTTGAGATCCTACATGGCTGATGAGCCATGTAGTGCCGCTGATGCATCGCCTTAGGGCGGTTCCTGTGGTCTGGTTGAGAGAGTGCCACCTGCACAGGTGGTACCTGGATGATAAGTCCAGGGTCTCAACCAGGTGAGCGCCATAGGCTATGGATCAGTAACCTCAAATGAGGAGGGCTGATGAAAAGCCTGATGTCACTCTGGTCCCAGGTAGCTGAGGAATCGGCTACCTATTGCCGCACTAGCGCCACTATGGACATTAATACCGTCCATAGGCGAGTCGAACATGAGGGGTTATCGTTTTTAACGATAACCCTGCCTGACCTAGGGAAATCCACCCAAAAGTGGATTGACCAAGGCCAAGCCGGTATCAACTCTTCCTTTACAACGGGAAGAGGAAGTCTCCCTCTATTTCTAGAAGGTTTCTTCAACCGTGTGTTCGACCGGAGTAGTGGCACGTTACTTGACGAGCCATGTATCGACTCAATCATTGCCATCCGTCAACTTACGTTGATGTTTGGCAAGATGTCCCTTCCTTGCTCACCAGCAAGGGAGAGGAAAGCGATACAGAACTACGTCAAGTGTGAGCAGGATGTCCGTCAGTCAGACATGAATCTCAGTCAGGAAGATTTGGCTGAGTTTCAACAAATGTCTGATTTGCTCTTCCGAGAAGTCTTTACCCAGATGGATAGAGATATCTATTATGGAGAGCTTCTCCCGAGACATGGCCCAGGATCAACTGCGGATGGTCTTTCCAGTAATGGAAAGTATCTGCAGTCTACTTGGACCAGGCGACTCGAAGAGGTCTTTCCCTCTTACGAGTACTTGATTCCAAATTACCACTTCCGTGGTGATTTGGATCGGGTGAACATCCTCGAACCCGATGCTGAGATTCCTGTTAAGGTTATCTCAGTGCCTAAAACGTTGAAGACTCCGAGAATTATAGCGATGGAACCTGCGTGTATGATGTATACACAGCAGGCTCTCCTTCGCTGTCTTCTCTCGTCCTTAGGGAGGGATGAACTCCTCTCTAAGATTATTGGATTTGACGACCAGGTCCCTAATCAAGACTTGGCTCGTCAGGGCTCGGCTGATCGCCGAACGGCAACACTCGATTTGAGTGATGCCTCCGATAGAGTCTCCAATCAGCTCGTTCGAACGATGGTGTCACGATGGCCCCATTTGAGTAAGGCCATTGATGCCACCCGTTCTCGACGGGCCGACGTACCTGGAGTCGGAGTAATCCGACTCGCGAAGTACGCGTCTATGGGTTCAGCGCTCTGTTTTCCGTTTGAAGCCATGGTCTTTACGACCATGATTTTCATCGGGATTCAGAGATCGCTTAACGTGACCATGACCCGGAAAGATATCAATTCTTTCCGGAACTCGGTGCGTGTCTACGGGGATGATTTGATTGTCCCTGTAGATCATGTGCTGTCGATCGTACAGACTCTCGAGCTTTTTGGAGCTCGGGTTGGTCTGGACAAGTCTTTCTGGACAGGAATGTTCAGAGAGTCTTGTGGTAAGGAATACTTTAATGGATCTGACGTATCTCTCGTCAGAGTCCGGCAAGCGTTACCTTACACGATCGCAGACGCGACAGAGGTGATCGCAACAGTTGCTCTCAGGAACCAGTTCTATTTGGCTGGCTACTGGAAGACAGCTAGTTGGTTGGATAAGCAATTGACGAAAATAATGAGATATTTTCCGAAAATTGCGCCAACTTCCTCTGTGTTGGGCAGGGTTTCATTCCTCGGTTATCAATCCGAACGAATGCACCCATTCCTGCATAGTCCACTAGTTCGTGGCTATGTTGTGCAGGCCAAAGCTCCTAGTGATCCACTAGGAGATACTGGTGCCCTACTTAAGTGCTTACTCAGACTGGAGACCCGTAGTATTCTAAGGGGTGTCGAAAGGGATTTCGACTTAGTCCCCTGCTACGAATCCGGTCTGGCTCGCGAAAGCGGGCCTTCCCCGTTGAGTTTGCCACTCACGGGACAAGATGAGGAGCACTTAGAGCGTTCTGGACGCCCCAAGCGCGTCGGCATCAAGCTTGAGTGGCGACCCCCGTTTTAAAGCGGGGGCGGGGTCAGTAAAATGACCTTGTGGGAGAGTCAAGCCGGTATTTAAATATACCGGAGGTGAGAACTTGAAGACTTCTCACCTTATGGCTCTTGTAGTATTGGTG